TGTTCGTGGTGATAACAAAGACCCACTGACACAGTTTATGAAGGACCAGAAGATACCTAACCAGCCAGATGTAATGAAGCCTGACCAGACTACTGTGTTCAGCTTCCCTATGAAAGCTCCAGACGGTGCAATAGTTACTGCTGATATGACTGCCATTGAACAGCTAGGGATGTGGCTAGCCTATCAACGTGCGTGGTGTGAGCATAAGCCATCGGTAACTATAAATGTTAAAAATGATGAGTGGTTTGAAGTGGGTGCCTTTGTGTATAAACACTTTGATGAGATGTCTGGTGTGTCATTCCTACCTTTCAATGAGCACACATACCAACAGGCACCTTACCAAGACTGTAGTAAGACTGACTATGAAACATTACTAGCATGTATGCCAAATAAAATTAATTGGGAGGAACTATCTGACTATGAGAAAGAAGACAACACTGCAGGTAGCCAGACACTAGCATGTTCTGGTGACTCCTGTGAAATCGTAGACTTAGTATAAAGGAATAACACTTGACTTTTTTATCAGCAGCAATTATAGTACCAATCGTAGTACTCTTCTTAGGTACAGCAGCAACAGGGATACAAACAAAAATTACTGATCTTACTAGACCTGAGGTTGTTCAGCCAGTAGAGTAACACTTCCACCTTAGCATGTGCCTAAACTGCTAACCCAATTAATAGATAGGATACATTGATGACCACAGCGCAAACAAAATACAAGAGTTCTTTTACTGAAGGGACTGCAACTGAACAGGAGTTTATTAGTTTACGTGGTGACAACTTTGTAAGAAAGGCAGAAAGAAAAGAAGACATACATGAGCATTGGGATATACTTGACAAAGAACTAGGCAAGATAGATGTTAAGGCACCTAAGCGTAAGTATAGGAATGGCCCCTTAGACTACTCTATTCATTGGTGGGAGTTTAAGAATGTTACTGGCAATAAGGGTTGGGGTACACCCAATGGTGTCAATCGACACATTGCATTCAGGCTTGAAGATAGCTTCGTTCTTGTTAACCCTGAGGTAGTCAACTCCATACTAGAAGATAAGTGTAAGGAACACTACAGGGGTATCTGGGGATTGAATACTAGGAAAGGAAGATCAGACTTGGCTGCTATGATACCAGTAGAGTTTCTTCTTGAGCATAGCTCACACACCCTTGAGGTACCACATGACTGATGTAGTAAACCAGCCACCACACTACGGTAATGGTGAGATAGAATGTATTGACTACATGAAGGACAACATGGATGCCATGATGTACCTAGGCTACCTAGAAGGCAACGCTAAGAAGTACATGCATAGGTACAGGTACAAGGGCAAGCCAATAGAAGACCTAAAGAAAGCCCGTTGGTACTTAGACAAACTCATTACAGAGATGGAATAAAGTAAAGCCCCTTGGATTTCTCCTTGGGGCTTTACTTATTTCTTTCGTTTTTTGTCATCGTTGACTGCCTTAGGACGCCCTGTAGTAGCAAAGCCCCTGCCCTTCATAGCGTCTTTACCGTACCGACCTACGTTAGCATAGTCTTCGTTAAACTTAGAATTACTAGCAGCATAGTCTTCGTTAAACTTAGAATTACTAGCAGCATACTCCTTGTCAAACTTAGAATTACTAGCAGCATACTCCTTGTTAAATTGGCTTGAGCCAGATGGACCACGATCATTATACTTTTCGTATGCAGCTGATCTAGTGCTTTCAAGTGTTTCGTATGCAGCTGATCTAGTGCCTGTAAGTTTTTTGTGTGCAGCATTTCTAGTGTTTGCAAGTTTTTCGTAGGCTATACTTTGTGCTAATCTACTAGTGGTCATAAATATATTCCTTATATGATATTAATTAAACTATTACTTCTTTCCCTTTTTATTAGACTTCATAACTGAGTCCTTCATCAGCTTACCGTTGGGCATGTAGTGAGAGCCTGCTGGTGCTGGTTTTCTTTTAGTGTTACCTTTACTTTTACTTTTACCGTAAGCCATTACTTCTTCCTTTTCTTTGCTGTCTTAGTTGATGAAGCTTTAATTGCTTCGTCTGTTGGTGCTCCCTTTGCACCCTTCTTTCTCATTTTCTTACCTGATTTTCTTTTTAACTCTATATTGTGCCATAGGCTATGTCCCATTATGCATTATCTCCTACTTTAAAACACTTAGGTAAAGCGTAGTGTCCATTGATTATTATAATACCAGCCATCTTAGCGGCATCTGCTTCACATTGCTCACGGGTATACCAAATGTTACCCTCATTGGCTACCACCACACAGGTAGTAGCTTCAAAGGTAGCACAAGCAAGTACTGCAGCTAAGAACATCTACCACTTCACCTTGTTTGCCCAGTATGCAGCTGAGGATTTACCCTTAGCTATATTCTTTTTGTGTCTAGCTTTGAATGCTTTGTTCCTAGCTGTACCATCAGGGCTACCCTTGACACCCTTCTGTCCAAACCTAATGATCTTTTCTTTACCATCATAACATGCCTTGACAACATGTGATTTAGTCTTATGGTCAGGTGTAGACTTAGGTGAGTTACACTTCATCTTTGATTTGTCAAGTTTCTTAGGCACGTTCTTACCCCTTAAATACTTACAGTGGATTGTCTACTAGGGAATCGTAAGCTTTCCATATATCATCTATTTCCGTTTGGTATTTGTCAAGCTTATCACCCAACATATCAGTGATCCCAGACGATCTCTCAACTTGACTACGTAAGTCCAGCAATTCTTTCTGTTGTCCCAGTATCGTTTGCATCTGTGTGCTAATTGTTGACAACCTTGTGTTAAGCCCTCTAACGTCATTGTCTTGTACCGCCTGTTCTAGTGTTTGAATACGGGAACCTAAGTCCCTAGCTGTTGTATCAAATGTTCCTGACTTAGTTACAACTGTCTTAATGCCTGACTCAACAGCATAGAACCTTTGTAATGTGTCATATCCGTAATATATACCACCACTAAGAGAACCTAAGATGGGCAAAGCAGCAGCTATGTACCACCCTTTAAATGTAAACCCACCAACTTTTACTTCAGCATCCTCTATCATGGCTGAGGATCGTTGTTAGCTAATGAACCGTGTTGCATTATGTATGTAGCAGCACCGTAGATGTCATCAGAGTCTTTCATTTCACTGGTTAGATAACCGTTCCAACCTGTAGCATTACCGTAGTTATCCCATGTAATGACAAATTCATCAACACTTTGTGTGTATGTTAAGGCTGAGTAGTTACCTATGACAATGTTGTTTTGTGCTGCATAACTGTCAATGCTTGATGTAAGGCTGCTAGTGTTAGCAGCTGCCATAAATGCACCAGCTTGTTGAGCATAACCTTCAACAGAATCTAATGCTTGGTTGTATGTTTCTACCTCAGATGCATTTATAGAGTACTCATCTGTAGCAAGCATGTCCTGTAGAGCTACCTGTTCAGGTGCTGTGTCAGCTTCTATTGCAACTTCAGCAACAGATGTAGCTGTCATAAGAACATTTGTAGCATCACCTAATGTGTCAACAGCTAAGGCTAGGTTATTCATAGCAGCTACATGTTCTTGTACAAAGAGTTGTTCAGCTGTTGTAGCTGTAGCATAATCGTGTTGCATTACAGTATCGACAGCATCTAAATAAGATGTAAGCATTGAACTAGAAATATGACCAGCATCTAATGATCCGTCTACAATGACACCACCAACTTGAGCATAACCTGTAGCGCCAATACCTAGCTGGATTGACAACTGTAGTCTGTTTTCTAAAACATTAATACTATCTACTAGAGCCTGTAGTTTCTCATCGCCTGTCTGTGAGTTTGCTTGTCCTGAAACGATCACTAAGACTGAGCTTGCTAACAGTAGTTTCTTCATTTGACTCTTCATTTGATTCTATGTCCTCTCCTACCTTCAACAAGGTGTCCCAAAATTGTTTGTTGTCTTCATACCCCACCACATATACGGAAGGATTCTCTCTGTACTTTAGTAAAGCACTCTTACCCATGAGTAGCTTACCAGTAATAAAATCATTTACAGGGCAGGGAGTATTAGCTAAAACCATCGCCTTGAATACCTCTGGACCTGCACATAAAATACTGATCCCAGAAATCTGTAAACCTAAACCACCAACTTGCTGAGGTGCTCCTAAAAGCCTAGCATTCTTACGTCTGTTACAAGCCTCATCCTGTATAGCTCCACCTTTGCTAAAACCAAACATTGTAACCTGAACACCTGTAGTAAGAGGCATCAAGCAACTGTCGTTACCACCTGCCCCCATAATAGTAGGCGCTATTGCACTCATTACAGGGGCAGCACTACCCGCGCCTGTGGCATTGTAGTTGTTAGTAGTAGCACTCTCTTTGTTATTACTATCTACTGTTGAGTCTTGGTAGTTGTTAGAGAAGTCACCTGTAACATCATTGGCTAGTACACTGGTCACCAAGAACATCTTCAAGATTAGGGTCTTGACACATAAGCTGGACAGCTGCTTCATCTTTACCGATAAGAGATAGTGTTTGTGCATTTAAGTTTCTTTGACATTTAGGCTCGTTGTTAGGGCATACCGAAGGGAACTGTATTGTTGTAGACGTACAGGCAACCAATGCCAAGACTAATACGAGGTAGTATTTAATCACGTCTTTTGTCTTCCATCATAAGCCTGATTGACTTAATGTTCTCATCTATACGAGCTAGGGTTAAAGCTTGAGTCTGTACAATCTTGTCTAAAGTATTTATACGTACCTCATGTCTAAGTATCTCACGGGTGTTGTTACTAACTGAATTGTCCAGTGATGACACATACCACACAAGAGATACAGTTTGACAGATGATAGCTACTACAAGAGTAACAGGTACAGTCTTCGATAAGTGCCATTCAGTTTCTTTGTCCATCATTTTGTAAACCCTGCCCCGAAATAAAGACCAACAATCGCTGACACTATGTGTGTGTCTAGGGGTGTTATGACAAAGCCTTGTGCTGATTGCCACATTACTGTACCATCACCACCAAATATCCAGTTGATTATGCCACCATGTACTTCAGTGTAACCTACGATAACGCTAACCTCAGGATACCATACAGCTACTACCTTTGGCAAAACAATAATAGAAAAGATTGCAGATAGTGCTATTAGTCTGCGTGTCCATGCAAAGTGTACGTCTGTCTTGCCGTGCTCTCTGGCATCTTGCATACCAGTAATCATAAGCTTCTGTTGCTCAGCTTTGTTCTTAGTGTTCTGACCCCACATAGACATGACCCCACCTAGTACGGTGGAGAAGAGCATGGTGATTAGTTCTAAAGGTAAGCCA